TGTTAGGGATTGAGAGGATCAATCTATGCGACCCGTACGGATAAACGCGCGAGGAATTTCTTCCACAATAATTCCCCATTTTTTTTTGACAGTAATTCTCAGGGGTGAGGGCTTCACCCTAAAACCCAAAATCCCTTTTAGGTGAACCGAGCTTCACCAAAAACCCTTTTATAGTGAAGGGGGAGGGGGGAGTCCACGCATCCGCGCATGGCTGTGTATATATGACCCTCCACCAATGTTCTATTTCAAACAAACGGCCTTCCTATCAGGCCCTGTCATGTTGAGGTTTTGTTGTGGATAATGCTAAGAAGCGGAAGCTTTTCATAGAGGTTATTAATAGGAAGCGTAGGGCTGCTGGTAAGCGGTCTGCTTCTCCGAACGCTAAGGGCCGTTTTGGGGGCTTCCCGAAGGGCTATAAGGCTCCGTATAAGGGTAAGGATCCTCGTAGGGCTACGGTGGAGTAAATGGCGTGTGATTGTTGGGCTGGTTATGGGCGTGTCCCGGGCGTGAAGCCTTGTGCTCCGGGTTCGTGCAGGAAGTTGAAGAAGCCGGTGAAGAAGAAGGTTAAGAAGGCTAGGCGGCGTTAGTGGCTTCTGAGGCGGAGATTCTTCTTGCGGAGCTTGATCGTGCGATTGAGGCGAATCCGCTTTACAGGTTTCGTAAGGATAATGAGCAGCAGATTGCGTTTTTGCAGGCGAGTACGCCTATTCAGGCGGCGTTTTGTGGGAATAGGTTTGGGAAGACTACGGCTTTGGTGGTGAAGTCGTTGGTTAATTGTCTTGATGCTGAGGATGTTCCGGAGTGGATGCTGGAGTTTAAGCGTTGGTTTCCGGGGGAGAATACGGTGCGTTCGGGGACGTATGGGCGTGTGGTTTGCCCTACGTTTGATTCTTTGCATTCGGTGATGATTCCTGCGTTTAGGGAGTGGGTGCCTCCGCATGCTTTGAAGGGCGGTAAGTGGGGGGCGGCGTCGTTTAATAAGCAGCTTGGGCTTTTGCAGTTTGAGAATGGTTCTCTTTTGGATTTTAAGACTTATCAGCAGGATCCGCAGAGTATGGCGGGCGCTGCGCTTCATTTTGTGGGTTATGATGAGCCGCCGCCGTGGGAGGTGCGTAGGGAGTGCCGGGTGCGTTTGACGGACTTTTCTGGGTTTGAAATGTTCGCTATGACGCCGCTTAATGTGAATACTTCGTGGATTCGGCGGGAGATTTACCGGAAGCGTGAGCATCCGGATATTACGGTTATTCGCGGGAGCATTTGGGATAACAAGGCGCTTAATGAGAAGGATGTGCAGCGCACGCTTGACGCGCAGACCGATGTTTGGCGCAGGGCGGTGGAGTACGGGGATTTTGTGGATATTGGCGGGTTGGCGTACCCGGATTTTGAGCGGTGCGTGAAGGATTCCCCTTCCGCCGCTAGTAAGGGCTGGACGCGCTGGCAGACCGATTCTAAGCGTAATGCGGGCGCGTGGGATGTTGTGGTTGGGATTGACCCGGGAATTCGTAACGCGGCGTTTGTGTGGGTCGGGTTCGATGATGAGAACGTCGCCTACATTTTCGATGAGGTGCTTTTGCAGGACGCCACTCCCGTTGATTACGCAGAAATTATTAAGAAAATTAATGCGAAGTGGGGGGTCACGGAGGCCCTGTACGTGATTGATCCGGCTTCCCGGCAGCGCGCGCAGGTAAATAGTGACACTGTGCAGTCGGAGCTTCTTAGGCAGGGCGTGGCGACCGTTAACGGCCAGAATGATGTGGAGGCTGGGGTTATGCAGGTTAGGCAGCGGTGTGAGCGCCAGAGGCTCGTCGTTAACCCGGAGTGCCGCGGGCTAAGGGACGAAGCGGACGATTACGCTCTGGAGGCCCGCGCAGACGGCATCGTGAAACCCATTAAAGGTAACGATCACCGCCTTGACGCTATGCGCTACGCCCTGATGGCCCGCGTGTGGGATCCAGTGGCGGAGGAACAAGCGCCGGGACGGCGATTGGGCTGGCAGCCGGGCCAGTTTAACGCGAGGGAAGAGGCCGAAATAATTTTGGAAGGCTTGGAAGGGGGGCCGCTCGGTGAGTTCTCGTAAGCGACCTGTTCTCATTAATGAGGATTATGATGATGTTTTGAGGGCGCTGGACAAGGGGGCGAACGTATGTTTTGTGCCTACCTCTGCTGGGCTTTTTCAGAGTATTTTCGCTCCTGCTACTGAGCGGGCTGCCCGTAACGCGCGGGAAGATCCTGTAGGGTTTGCGTGTACGGCGTGCAGAAAAACACGCTTTTTTGCGGAAGATCAAGGCTATGAGGTTTTATGAAAACTGTTGATTCAAATAAGCTGACAATTGTGGAGCGTCCGACGATGGCTCCCGGTTTTTGCATGGCGAGCATGGCTGCGGAGGATCCGCAGGGGTTTGTTGACACTCTCCTGTCCCCGCCGCTTGTGGACCCGCGGGTTTATATCAGCGTGTCTTGGGTGGAGGAAACCGCTCGTAAGCTGGGCATGGTGCATCCGGACGATGATTCGGACCTGCGCGCGGAGATCGAACTGCTACGTGAGCAGCTTCGTGAGCGCGATGAGCAGCTTCACGCTGTTGAAATTCTGGAGTCTGCCGGGTTCGCCGCGAAGAAGAAGGCCGCTACGAAGCGTGCCACTAAGAAGGCCCCCGTTAAGAAAACCACGAAGAAGAAAGATAGTTAATGCCGCTTAGTTCTGGAGAGTCAATTAATCAGGGGATCGTAACGGACGCCGATGGGCGTCAGGTTGTCGCGTCCTCGCCCGGTGTGACGAGCGTTGGGGATGGCCGCACGGTTGTCACCACTGCCGGTACTCGCGTGGCGCTCGCGTCTTCCACGCCTGTGAAGAGCGTGTGCGTGACCGCTGAGACCGACAACACTGGCGTTGTGGTCGTTGGTGGCGCTACTTGTGTCGCTTCGCTTTCTACTCGCCGGGGCCTGCCGCTTAACGCTGGTGATTCCGCCACGTTTTATGTTGATAACCTCGCTGACCTTTCGCTTGATTCCACTGTGAATGGCGATGGCGTCACCTACGTTTACGTCGCCTGATGCAAATTCAAGTAGAGCGCAATCCCCGCGGTGTTCCTGTCCCGTTTGCTCATCTTACGCAGTCGGCTACGGCAATTCCGAATAACAGTTTCACGACCGCGAACCTGACCTCCACTACCGCCGATAATGGCGCAACCACGTGCGGGAGCGCCCTTGCTGACCTGACGAACGACCGGATTACTCTCCGGCGTTCCGGGGTTTGGGTTGTTCAGGCTTTCTCTAGCTGGGCCGCGAACGGTACCGGCTACCGAAATTTGGTTATTGCTTTGAACGGTTCCGCATTTACCGGCGAGCTAAACGACAACTTTAGCGGATTTTTTGGGCCTAATCACGGCGCTGCCGCTATTCATTACGCTTCCGGTACTTCGGATTACGTATCGGTGACCATGTACCAGAATTCTGGCGGCGATCTTAACGCGACTGTCTCTTTGAAGGCTGCTTGGCTCGGCGCGTACTGATGATTTTTCTAGCGGTTGCTCTTTTTGTAGCTATCGCGGTTATCGCCTATCAGCAGTACGCTTTTACTTCACTGCTTGCTAAGGATCGTGAGCAGCAGCGCATGGAGCGCGAAAGAATGCTGCAAAGAATTCAGGATCCCCCGACCGCGGTGGCCCAGCATGCCCAGCGTGAACAGGAGGATCAGTCAATTCCTAAGCATTATGTGGAATTTGACGATGATGAAGATTTTAATAATTACCGTACCCAGATGGAGGGCTAGTGCCGACAGTTGAAGAAGTAAAAGCTGCCCTCGGTGTGGGGCAGAAAATCCCCGGTGAGGTCGCTGCACGGATCGAAGAGGGAAAAAACCAGATTGATATGGGCGCTGCTCGTCGTAACGAGTGCCTAGAGTTTTGGCGCGGCAACCAGTACGTTTACCGTAATAAGGAAAACTGGCTGGTCAGGCAGGGTGTTCTTCTCGGTGAGGGCGGTAAGCCCCGCCATCGTGTGCGCACGACCCGTAACCTTATTCAGCCAATTGTTCGGCAGGAGGTGTCCGCCGCTACTCAGCGCGTTCCTTCGTATCAGATTAACCCCAGCACCAGTGACCCGGATGATGTGAATGCTGCGCGTATTTCGCAGAAGGTCGCGTATTACGGATTTGACGCTTGGGATGTGCGCCGGGTGACAGAGCAGGCCGTTACGTACGCTGTGGTGGCCGATGAGGGTTTTGTTTGGCCTTACTGGGATTCTTCGATTCCTCCTTATTTGAGGGATGAGGATGGCACGGTTGTGGGGCTTGGGGATGTGCGCATAGAAGTTCTAGGTCCGAATGAAGTGGGTTGGGAGCCGGGCGTAAGGTTTGAAGATTCCCGCTGGTACATTGTGCGCCGTGCGATGAGCATGGACCGAGCGAAGCATATCCCCGGTTTTCTTCCCGGTACGAAGCTGACCCCGGACGCTGGTTCGGACGGCACGCTGGGCGCAAATAAGCGTGACACGCAGAAGCTTGTGATGGTCACGGATTATTTGGAGCGTCCGTGTAAGGAATACCCGGAAGGTCGCCGGATGTGCATAGCGAACGGGAAGCTTATCGCGCCGCCTGAGAAGTATCCGCTGATTGATCCGAATGGTGATCCTGTGGATTCTCCGGTGCTGCACAAAATTTCTTACATTCTTGATCCGGATAACGACCGGGATATTGGTCTGGTTGCTTCTCTGCTGGATTCGCAGCGGACTATTAATGACTGCACGAATAAGCAGCTTGAATGGAAGAATCTTGCCCTGATGCCGCAGGTTTTTGCGCCTATGGGCGCGTTCCCGAAGCGTCAGCGCCTTACCGATCAGCCGGGCGCAGTGTTTGTGTATAACCCGGTTTCTGGCTTGAAGCCGGAGTGGCGTCCCACCCCGCCGATTCCTGCGGAGCTTTCGACGCTGAAGCAGGAAGCGCTTATGGATATGAACCGCATGGCGGCGCAGAATGACACGCCCGTGGACGCTTCTGGCCGTGCGCTTCAGGTGCTCATTGAGCGTGACGCCGCTGCCCGTTCTAATTTCTTGGGTCGGCTCGCGGAATTCCACGGTCAGGTGATGCGCCACTGCCTGATGCTGGTTGCTCGTCATTACACTGAGCCTCGCCTAGTAAAAATTAACGGCAGGTTTGGTCCGGAAAGTATTGAAGATTTTGTTGGTGCGGATCTTCGCTCTCAGGTTGATGTGACTGTGTTTCCGGAAAGCATTGAGCCGCGTACTCGTCAGGCGCTGGAGCAGCGCGTGCTTGCGTATGCTGATCGTCAGTGGATTAGCCCGGAAAAGGCTATGGCTGCCGTGGAGCAGGGGACCGCTGCGGATGTGGTGGATTCCTACGAGCTTGATGTTGCCCGGTGCCACCGTGTCCTTCAGAAAATTATGGCTGGCCCGGAAGCTTTCCTTAGCGAACCGCTTCAGGTTGGCCCCGGGGGGGCTGAGACTCCTTCGTGGATGCCTCGTCCGGGTATTGACAATCTCGCTGTTCACCGCAGTATTTTCCAAGATTTTGCTAAGACTCAGGAATTTGAGCTTGCGGAGGAAGCGGTGCGTGAGGCTGTGCTTCTTTACCTTCAGGGTCTGGACTGGATGGAGGAACAGGAGCAGATGAAGGCCGCGCAGCAGCAGAGCATGATGGCGCAGCAGCTTGGGATGGCGAACGCCGCCCGCCCGACTGGCCCGACGCCCATGCCGGATATGCCTACGCCGGACGCGCCTCCCGCGCAGTAACAAATTTATCAACGCGCCTTCGGGCGCGTGGGGGTCCGCGCCGCGCGGCAAGAGCCTATGTGGCCCGTGACAGATAGCCCCCGACACGGGAGAAAAGCCCGGATAGCTCGTGTCTTAAAACTTCCCCCTTTTGGGGGGTTGGGAAATAGGCGACCAAGCCAAAAGGGCAGTCGTCGTTATTAAGGAGTAGTAGATGGATTCCGAACAGCCCATTGAGGCCCAGTCGGACGAAAATATCGCATCCCCTGACACTGGCGTTGGGACAAGCGATTCGTCGTTCACTTCCGCTGATGATTTGCCGCCGGAGCTTGAAGCCCGGTACAAGTCTATGCAGGCGGATTATACGCGCAAAACTCAGGAGCTTGCCGAGCTTCGTAAGGAAGCAGAGGCGGCAACGGAGTTTGTGAGTGCGCTTCAGGACGACTATACGCGCGAACAAGCGCTTCGCCAGCTTGCCGAGTTTGTCGGTGAGGATACGTACCTCACCGCTGCCGGTTTTGAGGCCGACGCAGAGGACAACCCTGCCGGAAATGATTTCTCTGAAGAAGAGGATGATTTTTCCTTCAGTGATCCCCGTGTTGACCAGCTTACTGCCGAATGGGAAAGCTATAAGCAGACCCAGCAGGAGAGGGAAATTCTACAGGAGATCGAAACTTTCACCGAAGGTGAAATGGATCGTCTGGGAATTCAGGATGAGACAGAGCAACAGGCAGTTCTTAGTATTGCCGCGACTCTGGATCTAACCCCCGATGGCCTTCCCCAGATTGCCGCTGCGCAGGAAATGCTCAATGAGCTTTTCGGTAAGCGGCAGAAGGATTGGATTGGTTCTAAGAAGGCTCCACGGCAGCCGCTTCAAGGGTCCGCAGCCGATGAGAAGTTCGACTTCAGAAATGAAGATGAGCGTCGTCGTCGGATGGCAGCCCTGATCGAAGCCAACGATAGTGAGTAAATTCCATAGTTCCTAAGAAAGGACTGTTTCTAACATGGCAGCTACTGTCAGTACGATTCAGGCCGCGCTGAAGGAAACGTGGACCGAAGAGCGAATCGCAGAGCAGTTGTATCAGGATAACCCTATCCTTGATCGCGCGAAGAAGCTCAAGAATACCCAGATGGGCGAGTATGCCCTGACTCCCATTCACGTGGGACGCAACTGGGGATGGTCTGCTACTTCTTCTAGCCCGACCTCACTTAACGACGCTGGCGAGCAGGCATATGCTCAGGCCCAGTGGTCGTACACCAACCAGCACCAGCAGATCCGCATTCAGGGTTCGGCTATTGACCAGACGCGCGGTGACGCGCTGGCGGTCGCGTCGGTCGTGGATGAGGAAGTCTCTGGCGCTGTGAACGATCTCAACCGCAACCTGTCCCGTCAGATTTTCGGTGACGGTTCCGGCCAGATCGCTCAGTGTGGTACCACCTCTAGCTCCACTACCGTGCAGCTTAACACGACCAGTGGTTTTAACGCCATTGAGCGCGGTTGGCTGGACGTTGGGGCCGTGGTTGATATCGGTACTTCGGCTAACCCGACCGCTGTTGCGGCCGGTGTTTCGATTACCGCTACCGACCTCGCCAACAGCACGATCACCGTTTCGGGTTCGGCTGTCAGCACCACCTCGTCGCATTTTGTGACGCTGAAGGGTGCCCGTAGTGGTTCGACCTCATACGAAATGAACGGACTCCACAAGATCGTCAGCACTTCTGAGGTGCTGGGTGGGATTGATCCCGCCACGCAGTCTCAGTGGAAGGCTGCCGGTGTGGATTCCACTTCGCAGGCTCTCACTCTGTCTCTGCTTTATCAGCAGAACCAGAAGATTGCCCAGAAGACTGGCAAGGCCGCGGATTTCGTGGTCACTGGTCTGAAGCAGCAGCGTGTCGCGTACACTCTGGCTCAGGCTCAGGTCCGGTTCGCTAACGACGCTCCGCTGACGGTTGGTTCCGTTGACGGCGTTGATATTAACGGCGTGAAGCTCTACGCCGTTCCGGACTGCAAGAATGAGGATGTTTTCTTCCTCACCATTGGGGATGTTCTCTCTGTCTCGGCAGGAGATCCCTATTGGCAGTCTCGCGTAACCGGCGGACAGACGCTGGAGTGGGTACAGGGTACCGACTCCTACGCTGGTAAGCTGTCTGTGAGAATTCAACTTGGTTGCCGTAGGCGTAACAGCCACGCCAAGCTGTCGGGTCTCACCTAGCAGTTATGATTCTAGCCCCGTGCCAAATGGCACGGGGCTAGTTTCTATTCTTGGGAGAAATTGTGTCGGGAATTATTTTGCCGGAGCATGTTAGGCTCCAACTAGACTTTGAAAATCAGCTTGAAACTTTGAACAAGCGGCATGATTGGCTGCGCCATTTTGACGCGGAGCTTCAGCGCCTTGATCCATACCTGTCTTTGGTAAAGGCTTCTGAGAATGCCGATCAGGCCGGTCTTACCCCCGGGTTTTGGCATGTGCAACGGAAAAATCCGGAGACAATGCCTACTTATATTCCGCTGACGGATGATAAGGGTGGGTTTGCGGAGCCGCAGTCGCATCATCTTGAAATGCTGCGCAGGGCTGATTTGCAGCGTCCCGGCGCGTTTGAAGAGTTTAAGCGTCGTCAGGATGAGCGTGTCAGGGAAATGGAGCGCCGGAAGGCGGATCAGGCAGAGCAGCGTAGAACTGAAATGGCAGAGCGCATTTCGCATCTGGACGTTCCGAAGGTCAGCATGAGCGACGGGTGGACAAATAGCGTTCGTGGAAAGAAAGCGCGTAAGTGACTTTTCAACAACTTCTCACTGAATTTTATGCACGAGGGTTTGATTACCTAAATGACAGCGGCGCGGGGGAAACCCGCGCAAAGCAGTGGATCAACCAGTCGTATCAGGAAATTTGTGGACTGGATGATTGGCCGTTTCTGGAGGCTACGGCCACTGGGGCTTCTCCGCTGACTATCGCGGATATGCGAACGATTCTGTCGCTTACGGACACCACGACCCAGACGAATCTTGGTTTTATTGATCGCCGCACGCTTAACGAGGCGTACCCGGACCAGTCTGCGGCGGGTAACGCTCTTTACGCTTACCTTTCGGACGGCACCACAATTAACACTTATCCGGGGAACACTGACGCGCTTTCGGTGAGGTACATTAAAGTACCGACGGATCTCGTCAACGGTACGGATACTCCGCTTATTCCCGCTCGTTATCGTTACGCAATTGTGGATTTTGCTTGCGGTAGAGCGTACATTGATTCTGATAATCCGGAAATGGCGCAGGTGGTGCGCGCCGATGCCGACACGCTAATTGGGTCTATGCGCGAGCATTACCTGTATCAGCAGCATCAGGATCCGGATTCGATTGTTGCGTACGGCTATAGCCACGATTGGGCGTCACTTTAATGGCGTACGGGAGCGTTCCTGTCACGGGTTTTGGTGGTGGTATTAATCTCCGCGATCAGGCGGATGAACTTGAACCCGGTCAGGCGTACGATCTTCTTAATGTGACGTTTACGGAGCGCGGGGCAGTTAAGTCTCGCCCCGGCTACGATATTTTTAATGTTTCTACGGCTTTGAATGGCGCTATTACTGCCGGGGCTTCTACGATTACCGTAGATTCGACTTCTTCTTTTGAGTCGGCTGGTTCGCTCCAGATTGGCTCTTCGGTGGTCGCGTACACTGGGAAAACGGCCACTACCTTCACTGGCTGCACGGGCGCTCCCGCTGCGGCTGACGATACTGCCGTGTACGCCCTCGCTGCCTATCGTGCGGACAATATGGCTTCGTACACTGATGGGTCGGCGTGGCAAATGGCCGTGTCTATGACGGACGGCACAAACCGTAGGCTTGAAGTTCGTAATTCTGCCGGGGCGGTTGTTGGAACCCCGCTGACTTCTGGGATTAGCGCTTCTCCGAATTTTTTCACTAGGTTTGGTGGTGGTACCACTTCGGGGAACACGAGGGCGGTCCCGACGCTTTGGGCGTCGAACGGCACGGATCCGCTTCGCGTGTGGAATAACACGGGCGCGTCCCCATCGTGGAGCACCCCTACGTGGTCTATTACGAACAGCGCGCCAAACCCTACAGGAATGTTTTGCGCAGTTACGCCGTGGGACAGTCGCCTTGTTAACGCTCGTTACGCTCCGGCTGTGAACCCTAATCAGGGTGGGCAAAACAAAAACACGGTTCGGTTTTCCAGCGCGACAAACCCGTTGGCTTGGGACGGCTACGAGTACGTAGATCTTACGCCCGGCGATGGCGAAGAGATCATGGGAATGGTTACTTGGGGTTCATATGTTTTTGTGTTTAAGAAAACACGCTTTTTTGTCTTTTATGGGACTTCGCTTGGCGGTAACAGTCTTGGCGTCCCAAACTTTGACTTCCGGACTATTGACGCGGGTGTTGGGCTGGCTGCCCCGCAGTCTCTTTGCGTGGCTCCGGACGGCGTTTATTTTCTTTCGGAGAAAGGCATTTACCGCACGGATGGCGGACCTCCGCAGCTTGTCTCCAGCCTGCTAGATCCCCTGTTCACTGGTGACCTACCGCTTCTTTATGGCGGTAACGCCGTAAATTACGGTGCGATCAGCAAGGCACGTATGACGTTTTACCGGCAACAGATTTTTGTTGCTCTTCCTACCGGGAGTTCTTCGGACAATAATACGCTTTTGGTGTTTGACCCCCGGTTTGGCTGGTGGAGTATTTGGAATATTCCATGCGCCGCGTTGTCGCCTATTCAGCTTTCCACTATTGGTGGGTCTCTGGTGTTTGCTAGGGCTACCGGCAACCAGATTTTTGGGAGGCTGTTGGCCTCTGCCACGACCGATGCTGGCGCTGCGTTTACTGCTCGCGTGAAGTACGGGTTTCTTGACTACGGTTCTTCTGTGGATAAAACGATTCGTGAGTCTCAGGTTTGGGGGCTTGGAAAATTCCGTTACGCTATTGCTCGTAACCTTGAAGGAGCTAGAAACGCAGCAACCGTGGATCTGGGTAGGGGAACGGATGTTTGGGCTGGCGGCGATATCGGTTCCGACACTTGGGGACCGGACCCTAATTACCCGAATGATGTGTGGAGTGCCGGGCAGGCGTCAAACTTCACTTTAACTAGAAATTCCGTCCGGGGTATCAATTTTAGTATTGAAATATCTTCTAGTGACGACACCACGCCGGGCGCATGGACCGTTAATCGTATTGTTCACAGAGTTCGGGAATCGCGGGTTCCGAGCGTAACAAAACTGGATAAATAATGGCACTTGTTTCTCTTCCCTTTACGCTGACCGCTGGGCAGCCAGAAAATGTTAATAACCTTAACGCTAACCTGACCGCTTTGGTTACTGGTGTCAATAGCATTGACGCCGCTAACATTACGGACGGGTCTATTGGCGTTGCCGAGCTTAGTAGCGCGGTTATTGATCTGCTTGCGCCGATTGGTGCTTTGCTGGATTATGGTGGGTCTAGCGATCCGGTTGCTGGTAAGTGGATTCTCGCTGATGGTCGCGCGATTAGCCGCACTACCTACGCGAGCCTCTTTACGATCATGGGCACTACGTACGGCGCTGGGGATTCCCTGACCACGTTTAATGTTCCGGATCTCCGTGGCCGCGTGTCTGTTGGCCCGGACACGATGGGGACCGCTCAGGGGGATGCTGCCCGCCTGCCGGATAATGATGCACGTGGGAATACGGGAGGATCGGCTAGCACGACGCTAACGACCGCCCAGATTCCGGCTCACAATCACACGATCACGAATTTTTCCGCGAGCGGCACGACTTCTACTGGCGGCGCTCACAGCCACGCCGTCAGTGATGTGCTAAAGAATAACGCGACTGGGGCTGTGTTTACCGCAAGTTTTGGAAGCGTTGTGTCCGTTGGTCAGTTTACTTCTACAGATGGCGCTCACAATCACACCGTCACCACGACTGGTTCGGGAGCGACTGACAATAACACGGGTGGCGGTTCTTCGCACGATAACCGGCAGCCGTATCAGGTCATTAACAAGATTATCCGTATCGCGTAATGACGGCGCTTCCTAATGCGGATGTTCGTGGCGGGGCTGGCGAACTTGATCCTTTTAAGGTTCAAGCTAATTTTGAGGCGCTGGGACAAATTGTTCCCGATAAGGTGCCGCTGGTCACGGCACTTCCTGCCTCTCCGGTTGACGGGCAGGTAGTTCATTATCGCCCTACTGGCTGGGCGTCGAACGATAACGATGGCGTTGTCTGGACTTGCCGATACTCTATTGGTGCCGCAACCGCCCAGAAGTGGCAGGTTTTAGGTGGGAACCCGGCGGTCGTACAGGATGTTACAAATCGCACGACCGTTTGCGCAACGAATATTTTCAGCACCCCTGCGACACATTTAATTGCGGGAGCGCCTACGCTGACGGTACCGGCAACCGGCGTTTACGATGTGACGATTAGCGGTTCCATGACGCAGACTACCCAGACGATTGCGCAAATTAACTGGGTTGGTTTGTGGATTAACGGCACGACTACGAGCGTTGCCAACGTGGAGCAAATGGCGCTTCCGCAGGTTTTCTTTGGGGCTTACTACATGCACACGCAGCTTAATAAAACAGTTCGCGTGGCGTTAACGGCAGGTAATGTGTTGGAGTTTCGCCTACAGGTTTGGCATAACAACACAACATTAACTGTCCAAAATCTCTACGGGCGGATTATGCCTGTGCGTTTAACATAAATTACGAGGATTAGATTATGGCGAGAGTGCCAAAGTGGAAGTCTAAGCAGCTTTGGAAAAATAAGTATAAAAAGCCGTCTGGTGCTTCGTGGGTTAACCCCGGAGATCCTTTTGGCACCTCTTCCACGATGCCCCCGAATGCGGGGGCTGCTGTCGCTGCCGCCGCAAATCCTCCTGCTGCGCCGCCCGCTACGCCCCCCGCCGCTCCGCCTCCCCCCAAAGATTACGGGAATCCTGCCCCAGATCGTTCTTACACGATTAATTCGGGGGCTGCGCTTACGGGTAGGGATAACCAGCTTGCTTCGATTGCTGCCCAGCGTACTGCGCTTAACGAGCAGTATGGGTTTGACCCGAACACTGGTACGTTTGCGGAGAACGTGGATGTTACGAATCCGTATTCGCGTGCGGCTCTTTTGAATAAGTCGTACATGCAGATGCAGAAGGGTTCTGCGCAGGGTTACGCTAATCGCGGGTCTTTGACGAGCGGCGCTTATTTGGCAGCGTTGCAGTCCGACGCTAACAGTTTTAATCAAAGTAAAAAGGGTTTGGAGCAGGATTTTGCTGCTCGTAGAGCAGATTTTCTTGCGCAGGAGAATGCCGCGAACCTTGATTACGAAACAAAAATGGCCGATCTTCAGGATCAGCTTATGCAGCGCCGGATGGCCGAGGATGCTCCTACGTTTGGGGAGCAGGATAACCCGACTGATCCTACTCCGCCGCCTAGCGCTATGCAGGATTTCTTGAAAACTATTCTTGACGCTCAGAAGCCTAAGGCTAAGAAGCCCAAGAAGAAGAAGGGGAAAAGGTAAATGGCGAAGCGTCTTCCGGCCAGCAAGGTTCAAAAATTTTCGCAGGCCCAGCTTAATCGGTATCTCGCTAACCCGCGTTTGCGGGCGCAGTTGCCTACCCGTTTTCTTCCTGCTGAAATGCAGGCTACCCGTAAGAAGAACACTGAGAATAAGGCGAGGGCGGCCCTTGACGCGATGGAGATTGTGCCGGATTCCGGCATGACGCTTGGGAAGCTGAAGAACATGATGGCCTATGAAGAGGGCCTTCAGTATCGGGATACTGATGCGGAAATGGCGCGTCAGCGAACGCAGCTTCAAGCTAATCAGGAGCGCGACACCCAGTGGTTTGGGCGTTATCAGCAGGGTATTCGTGACGCGCAGGCCCGCATTGATGAGCAGAACCGTACTTTTAATACGGCTAATGTGGGGCAGATTGACGCGCAGCGTCAGGCTTCTAATTCGCAGGATCAGGCTCAGGCTGATGCGCTTTCTAAGCGCGCTAGTGATCTTGGGCTTGGTGGCCCTGATGCTGGGGCAGCGTATAAGACGGCTGCCGATCAGGCCGCAAATTCTCGTGAGGCGGTGCTTCGTTCTCAGGCTCTGGCGGCGCAGGAGCGTGCGCGTAGTGCTTCTACGATGATGGGCGCGAATGAGGCTGGTGCTGGCGCGCAGCAGGCCGATGCCCTTGCTCGTTATTTGTCTGCAAATGTGGACCTTAATCGTAAGTCTAATGATCTGAATAGGAATAAGGCTGATTTCCGCCAGAAGATTTTGGATAAGGCGGTTGCGAACGCTCAGAGTCAGGTTATTGAGAAGGCTACGGTTGAGGCGGCTCTTCAGAGAACGCTTTCTGCAAATGCTTTGGCGAAGTCGAAGCTTAGTCAGGATGCGAAGCAGAAGGATCGTATGTATCAGCTTGCGCTTCAGGAGCTTGGAATTAAGCAGCAGGACGCAAATACTCGCGCTTCTAAGGCTGCCAATGGCGGGGGCGGCGGGTCTAGTAAGAGTAAACGTCCGCGCGCTTCAGCGTCCGATATTCAGGATTTCAGCCTTCGGCTGGATACGCTGGTCGGCAAGATTAGGGATAAGAAGAAGCAGGGCTGGTCGCATGGCAAGGTTCGGCAGCGTTATCTCCGCGATGGGGCTTACGAGCCGCTAGCGATTGATATTATTAATGACCTTATTTACCGTGGAAAGGTGAGTGCTACTAATCGCAGGAGACTTCGTGCTCAGGGTTACAAGATGAGCGATTTCCCGCGGTTGAAGTAGATGCCTCGTTATCGGTCGCAGCCTCGCGCTAAGAAGGTTGGCGCGCAGAAAATTCAGACTCCTAAGAGGACTCCGGGGCGCGGCGTTGTCGCTCCGGGGTTTCGTCCTGTCCGCAAGGGCGGGAAGGTTGTCCCGAGCCGGTCTAGGCCGAAGCGTTCCCCTGTTTTCAAGCCTCTGCCGTCCGCGAAGTCTAAGGCTTTGCTGCCGGGCAAGTCGAAGGAGTCTCGCCGTACCGTAATTCGTAGTTCACCTAATCCGCGGAAGCTTTCTCCTTCAGGGCAGGCGTATCGTGTGGGGCGCTATAAGCCGGGCACGATTGAGTACGAAAAGGCGCGGCTGAAGTCGCGTTCGCTTGGTGGTGAGGTTTACCGGGCGCTTCAGAAGGAAGAGAAGCGGCAGGAGCGGCTTATCCGTTCGGTGACGGGTAAGAAGGTTAATGTTGAGCTTCAGAATACTAAGGCTGGTATTCGTCGGGGTGTTTCGGAGAAGCGGAGTAAGGCTGCGCTGGGCGCGGAGCCAGCGGCTAGGGACAAGACGAAGCCGCAGCTTTTGGCCCCCGGGTTTGATCGTAAGACCGGGAAGAAGAGCGGGAATCAGATTAAGGTGCCGGGTGCCGCTACGCCTACTCTTTCGACTCTTAATCGTAAATCTAGCGATCCTCAGATTCGCGCTGCGCAGAAGCGTTTGGATGAGGTTACTCGCCCGGTTACGCAGGCGAAGGTCAAGCAGGCCAATAATCTTCTTAATCCGCAAATTCTTCCGACTCGCAAGGGCTACAAGCCGAAGCCTACGATTGAAGAGCGCGCTAAAGCCGCTGAGAAAAAGCCGCTGAAGACTCCGAAGGTTCTTCGTCCTTCTGCTTCGCTTCCGAAGCCGCGGGGGCGGAAGCCGTATGCGTATAAGCAGCAGGCTCGCCAGATGAAGTATGCGGCCAAGCAGGAGCAGAAGAAGGCCGCTAAGGATGTGAAAATTCTGCGGAGCCGGAAGGTTTCGTTGGAGCGTCGTGCTCGTGCTGCGGACAGGCTGACCCGGCAGGGGGTGCTTTCTGGTGAGACTCGCACTCAGTATGAGGCGCGGCTTAGGCGTGAGCGTGCGCTTGCGAAGAAGCGCGCGGACCGTAAGCCTCTAATTGATGTAAAGCTGGACAGTAAAGATATCCTTAATGCAGGCAAGGCGGTGGGGGGCCTGCTTACCAAAAATGTGCGGGATGCTAGTGATCCTGCTAAAATTGGTGATTTTGGTGCGCCCGGTAAGCTTCCGAAGGGTGTTGCGAAGGGCTTTAGTAATACCGGGAAAGCGCTGGCTGGTGCTGGGAAGGTGGCCGCTGGCGCTGGCAAGTTTCTTTATGAAGCTAAGAAGGAGCAGCTTGGGGCTTCGCCTAAGAGCCGCATAGAGATTGGGAGCAGTGGTGTGCGCACTAGCGGCCCGAGCGCGGACAAGCTGGACCGGGGCGTGTCGCTGGTTTACAAGGTTCCGGCGTATTCGGCTGAGGCGGTTGCGAATAATCCGGGTGAACAGATTCCGCGTCTTGTGAAGGATTACGCGGAAATGATTAATC